GGCGCTGCAATGATTCTGTTATTGATTTTATTCATTTTAACGGATTTAATCCGGCGGGTATAATCCCGCCGGCGGGGGACGCGGCCCAGCCGGCACAGGGGAAAAGAGGTGCTTGAGTATCCGTGAAAAATAAAAAGTTTCATCAATACGGATATAACCCTTGACAAACGTATATATCCGTGCTATAATAACGTCATTGACATAAGGAGGATATAACCGTGAAAGCAAATCAAATACTCAAAGAGCTCATGGTGAAGCAGAATGTAGGATCCACTAAGATGGCCGACCGTATCGGAGGTAAATGTGTGGTAAGGACCATTAGCGACAGACTGCGTCAGGAAAACATCAGCATTGACAAACTGAATGAGATGCTTCGTGTACTGGACTATAAAATCGTAGTAATGCCTTCTTCGACAAAGTTGCCCAAGGACAGTTATGAGGTAGAATAATGATCTACGGATACGCGCGCGTAAGCACTAAGGGGCAAGACAAGTACGGTAACAGTCTTCCTGCCCAGGAAGCGCAGTTGAAGGCAGCGGGTGCTGAGGTGATTTATCATGACAGTTTCACTGGCACGAAGATGGAGCGCCCTGCGTTTACTGAACTGCTGGAGGTGCTGAAGACCGGTGACACACTGATAGTATGCAAGCTGGACAGGTTTGCGCGCAGTGCGACGAAGGGAGCCGAGGTGCTGCAGGGGCTGATGAATAGGGGAGTGACGATCAACATACTGAACATGGGCGTAGCAGACAACACGCCGATGGGGCGTATGATGATACACATGATTTTTGCGTTTGCGGAGTTTGAGCGCGACATGATAGTAGAGAGGACGCAGACGGGAAAGGCTGTTGCGAGGGAGAAGGAAGGCTGGAAGGAAGGGCGGCCTAAAGCGGAGACACCGGAGTTTGAAAAATTTCTCGAAAAAACAAAAAGGGGAGAGTTTAGTGTGAGCGCGGCGTGTGGTATAATGGGCATAAGCCGCAGTACGTGGAACAGGAGGGAAAGGGAATGTCAGAGAGCAGCTTTGTGATATTTATTATTCTGATAGGGTTAATGTTTGTAGGGCTGATGTTTGCAGCGAAGAACAACAAGAAGCAGTGTGACGAGAAGGTGATACTGAAGACGGTGCTACTGGACAAGCACGGTAACACAGTGAGTACAACGCGGACGAGCACGAGCAGTGCGCTGGGGCGTGGGCTTGTGGGAGGCGCGGTAGCGGGGCCGCTGGGAGCGGTAGCAGGTGCGGCGACAGCGAAGCAGCGGACTGTGAGCAGCAGTGATGATGAATACATTTTCCGCGTATACTGGGGAGACCAGACGGTGACAGTAGAGAAGTGCCGGTACGGAGATTACTGGTATAAGAGATATATTGAGAAACTGGCAGAGTGAAGTAGACTGAATGTCTGTAGCGTAAGGCTGCAGGCATTTTTCTTTTGGGAGGGCATATGAGAAAGCTTATACCTGCGATATGGGAAAAGGCGAAGACAGGGGAGTATCAGGCGCTGCGGGATTTATGCGGCGCGTGTGAGAATTACAGAGATGAGGACCCTGAATTTACGAGGGAGTATCTGGAGCGGGAGAACAGACTGCTGGAGGCGCTGGTGCCTGCGGAGAAGGACCTGAAGAAGATGCAGGCGTTATTCGAGCTGCACAGGGATGTGTGCCAGATAGGTGCGCGTGACAGTTTCCGGCTGTATCTGTTATATATCGAGTGGGACAGAGAACCGCGCAAGAAGTTTTATGTACCGAGGCGGAGGCAACTTGAGCCGGTGGTGGACGCACTGCAGGCAATGGCGGATGACAAACTGGACCTGCTGACGATCAGCATGCCGCCCGGAGTAGGAAAGAGTACTATAGCGATATTCTTCTTATGCTGGCTTGCGGGAAAGCATCCTGATAAGCCTATACTTTCCGGCAGTCACAGTAACGCATTTATACGGGGTGCATATGATGAGTGTCTGCGAGTGATGGATTCAGAAGGGGAGTATCTGTGGAAAAATGTATTTCCGGGGGTGCGGATCAGCGGCACCAACGCGAAGGATTGCAGGATAGACCTCGGAACGCGGAAAAGGTTTGAGACGCTGGAGTTTACGTCTATTGGAAGCGGCAATGCCGGTCTGTACAGGGCGAGTACCCTGCTGTACTGTGATGACCTTGTAAGCGGCATTGAGGTTGCGCTGAGCAAGGAAAGGCTGGATAAGTTGTGGGAAACCTACACCACGGACTTGCGACAGCGTAAGATCGGCGCGTGTAAGGAACTGCACATAGCAACCCGGTGGAGTGTGCATGACATCATAGGCAGACTTGAGGCGCAGTATGGTGACGACGCGCGGTCGAAGTTTATAGTCATGCCTGCTATGAATGAAGCAGATGAGAGTAATTTCAATTATCCTTACGGCGTAGGATTCAGCACAGAGTTTTACCGGCAGCAGCGTGACATTATGGATGACGCATCCTGGCGGGCGCTGTATATGAACATCCCTGTAGAGCGTGAAGGTCTGGTGTATGACCGAGACGAGCTCCGAAGGTACTTTGACCTGCCGGCGATGAAACCGGATGCCGTCATCGGTGTCTGCGACACCAAGGACCGGGGCAAGGATTACGCTGTGCTGCCGGTGGCGTATGTGTACGGTGAGGATTACTACATAGAAGACTGCGTATGCGATAACAGTATGCCTGATATTGTTGACGGAAGGCTGACAGACATACTCGTGCGGCACAAGGTGCAGATGTGCCGGTTCGAGAGCAACAGTGCCGGCGGACGTGTTGCCAAGGACGTTCAGGAAGGCGTGAAGGCAAAAGGCGCCCCGTGCCGGATCACAACGCAGTTTACAACGTCGAACAAAGAGACCAAGATAATCGTCAATAGTGCGTGGGTGAAACAGCATTGTCTGTTCAAGGATGACTCCCAGTTCAAGCGCAACAGCGATTACGGACGCCTGCTGGACATGATGTGCAGTTATACGCAGATCGGCAAGAATCCGCACGATGACGCGCCGGACGCTATGGCAATGCTGGCAGAGTTCGCCCAGGGAATGAATCTTTCACGGGTGGAAGTCTTCAAACGTCCGTTTTGATACGAAAATATTTAGTAAAATACTTGACAACGTTCGTCTTTAGTAGTATAATTATAGACGAGGAAGTATATTCCTTTTGTGTGGCCGCTCTGATGCGTGTAGTATCAGGGTGGCCTTTTTGTTTTTGGAGGATTGACTGATGGCAGAGATCATAGACGGCCTCTTCGGCAGGAAAGAAATACTGACTGCGGTTGATGCCGTGACCGAAAAAAATGTGGTATCAGTGCTGAACAGGGCACTGCCTCTGCATCATATGAATTCGGCGCAGATTGATTATCTGTACAAGTATACAAAGGGTAATCAGCCGATTCTGAACCGTAAAAAGCTCATACGACCTGAGATCAACAACAAGGTTGTGGAGAATCACGCCAGTGAGATAGCGAGTTTCACCTCTGGTTACATCATGGGTGAGCCCGTGACATACGTGCAGCGCGGAGAAAGGGAGAGTGCCAGCGATGACATTAATCTGCTCAATGACTACATGTTTTTTGAGAATAAGGCGTCTCACGATAAGGAACTTGCCACCTGGATGGCAATATGCGGTGTAGCTTACCGCATGGTGCTGCCGGACAGGCATGCGGGCGAGATCCCCGATGAAGCTCCCTTCGAGATAGACACGCCGGACCCCCGCAGCACCTTCATCATCTACCACGCAGGCTTCGGTCACAGGCCGATGCTGGGCGTGAGGGAGATTATCCATGAGGACAACACCGGAAACGTGGAAATCACCTACGCCTGCTACACTGATACGCAGTATTTTGAGGTGCGGAACGGTGTTCTACTGACGGTAGAGTCCCACGCGCTCGGTGACATTCCGATTTTTGAATACCGGCTGAACATGACTCGCATGGGTGCCTTTGAACCCGCGATTCCGCTGCTGGACGCCATTAACAAAGTGCAGTCCGACCGGGTGAACGGTGTGGAGCAATTTGTTCAGTCTTTCCTGAAATTCAAAAACTGCGAGGTTTCCGAAGACAACATCCGCAGCCTGCCCCAGCTTGGCGCCATCAGCGTCAAGACGGAAAACGGCGTTGACGCTGATGTGGAGATAGTCTCCGAGGAACTGAACCAGACCCAGACACAGGCGCTTGTGGATTACCTCTACGAGCAGGTGCTGACGATCTGCGGACTGCCGACCACCACAAAGGGCGGAAGCTCAACAAGCGATACCGGCGCAGCCGTATTGCTCCGCGACGGATGGCAGCAGTGCGAAGCCCGCGCGAGGGATACCGAACTGCTCTTCAAGAAGAGCGAGAAGGAATTCCTGCGGCTGGTCCTGCGCATCATTCGCGGCACCACAACCACGTCCCTGTCGCTGTCGGAGGTAGAGTGCAAATTCACCCGCCGCCAGCACGACAACCTGCTCACCAAGACGCAGTCCCTGCTCCACATGCTGGAAGGCGGGCTGCATCCCAGAGTGGCGATTGCCACAAGCGGGCTGTTCAATGATCCCGAGGACGTATACAGGCAGTCAATGGAGTTCTTAAGGAAGTGGGATTATGTCGATATCACAGAAGAACCGGAAGCAGAACCCGAATCCGAATCAGAACCCGTACCGGCTGAGTGACGAGCTTACCCCGCAGGCAGAGCGTGAGATAAGGAAAATAATTTCCAACGCCGCCGTGCGGGTGTGCAGCTTCGATGAGATAAACCAACCTGACGTGAAGGAAGTCGTGAATTTCTCCTTCCGGCAGATAATGTCGCGGCTGCGCCCAAAATACCGCAGTATAATCCGCGAAACACATAAAGATTTCGGCATCCGGCTGACGCCCGAAGAAATCGCCATCCTGCTGGCCGCTCTGCTGTCGAAGCTCGACCCGGTCACCGGATATAAATTCACAACCGAGCTTACCCGCAAGCGCGACCGCTTGACCGAGGGCATCCTCGCCCGAGGCACAAAGCAGGAAATCCGCCGCACAGTGAAGGACGCGCTCCCGCATCTGCTGCTCCAGTCCGGGCAGTATATGGACATCGCGACAGACGACAGCAGGACCGACGCCATGCGCCGTAACGGCGTGGAATACGTCGAGTGGATCACCCAGGAAGACGACCGCGTCTGCAAGGTCTGCAATGAACGCAACCACAAAATATACCCTATAGACCAGATTCCCGACAAACCGCATTATCACTGCCGGTGCTACTGGGTTCCGGTGGGTAATGATAAACCGTCAGAGAAGACGTAAATCTCACTATGTCAGAGAAGACACTAAAACGCACAATTATTGTCAGAGAAGACATAAAAACGCAAGGAGATAAATTATGGCATTTGATTGGAGTAAAGTCGAAGGTTATCGTGAAGACATGACCGCAGAGGAAAAGGTAGCCCTCATGGAGGGTTATCAGGAACCTGAACCGCCCAAGGTTGACGTCACCAAGATGATAGCCAAATCACAGTTTGACAAGGTCACCAGTGAGCTTGCCGATGTAAAGAAGCAGCTCAGGGCTAAAATGACCGATGAAGAGCAGCGCGAGGAAACCCGCAAGGCAGCCGAGCTCGAAATGAAAGCAGAGCTCGAGGAACTGCGCAAGGAAAAAAAGCTTGCCACACTTAAGGCGAGTTACCTTGCCCAGGGATACAACGATGAGCTTGCGACCCGCGCTTCCGTCGCAATGGTCGAGGATGACACCGCTGCGCTGTTCGCGGTAATGGCGACGCACTCCACTTTGCAGGAGAAAGCACTCCGTGCGAGTATCCTTAAAGACACGCCCACACCCCCCGCAGGTGAGGGGAGCGCCGAGGAGATAAAGCAAAAGGCATTCACCAATAAAATGAGAATTGCCGCAGGTCTCCCTCCGCTCAAATAAACCGAATTATCGGAGGTAATACACAATGGCATTCAACAACAGCATCACCCTTGCGCAGAGTTATCTGCCCATTCTGGATGAAGTCTACAAGGCGTCCTCCCGCACGTCCGTTCTCGACAATACCAATGCCGAGATTATCAACGGCAACACCGTCAAGTACTACAAGACCTCTATGGACGGTCTCGGAAACTACGCCCGCAATTCCGGCTTTGTAGACGGCGCCGCCACCGGCACATGGGAGACCATGACCCTTACCCAGGACCGTGGACGCGGCTTCCAGATCGACAAGATGGACGACGAAGAAACCCTCGGACAGGCCTTCGGCACCCTCGCGGGCGAGTTCATCCGCACCAAGGTCGTTCCTGAAATCGACGCCTACACCTTCGCGACGATTGCCGGCACCTCCAACATCAGCGCCGCAACTCCCGCCGATATCACCATCGGAACTACCGATGTTCCCGGTCTCGTCGATGAGGCAGAGCGCCAGATGAACGAGGACGAGGTTCCCACCGAGGGCCGCCTGCTCTTCATCTCCGAATCCGCCTACGCCGGTCTCCGCTCTAAAGTCACCCGCCAGGTTGACAACAGCGTACTGGGCCTCAACCGCGAAATCGAGACCTACGACGGCATGCCCATCATCCGCGTTCCCCAGAGCCGCTTCTACACCAAGATCACTCTGAAGGACGGCACCACTGACGGACAGACTGCCGGCGGTTATGTAGGAACTGCTTCTACCGGCTATAAGCTCAACTTCCTCGTCATCCATCCTTCCGCCATCATGAAGGTCGTGAAGCATGCGGTGCCCCGCATCTTCGCACCCGAAGTCAACCAGAACGCCGATGCCTGGAAGTTCCAGTACAGGATCTACCATGACTGTTTTGTATACGCCAACAAGCTTGCCGGCGTCTACATGCATCGCGGCTCCACCGCGCTGTCCTAATGGCTGCGGTTCTTACGCCGCAGGGTCTTGAGGTCGGGCTGGTGGTCCCCGAAGCGGAACCCCAGCCCGCGCCCAAGAAGGAACCTGCGAAAAAGACCACTAAAAAATAAGGAGGTGAGACCGTGACAACTTCAGAAAAGCTCAGACAGTTAAAGCTCATGCTCAACATGACCAGCACGTCCGAGGACGACGTTCTCGCGGTCTACCTGTCCCAGGCGGAGCGTGAGATCATCACCTGGCACTACGGCGACGATGCCTCCGAGGACACCTCTCTCCCTGACAGATTCGTGCTCGTGCAACTTAACGCCGTCATCATCGGCTATAACATGCGCGGCGCGGAAGGGGAGACCCGCCACGATGAGAACACCATCAACCGCGTGTTCTCCTACGAGGACATGATTCATTACATTCATGCCCACGTTCCCCAGCGCGTGAAGGTGATGTGATGAGAACACTGCTCCGAAACCGCCAGACCTTCTGGTACGCCCGCTACACGGGAAAGGCGCCCATTGTTGACGCCGACGGCAATGAGACCGGCGAGTACACCACCACTCATTCCGACCCCGTCAAGGCGATGGGCAACATCGACCCCGCCGTAGGTGTGCGGTTCGCCGCCGCGTGGGGCTCCGGTGCCAGTTATGACCACCGCATCATTCCGGAAGACGCCAACCTGCCCATACAGGAAAATGATTATGTATGGATAGGCGTTCCCACCACGGGACCGCATAACTACATCGTCACCACCATAGGCCGGTCGCTCAACTTCCTGCTGCTGAACGTCAAGAAGGTGAACACCAGTGCGTAGCATCAGCGCCACCCTCGGCACCGAGGGCATAAACAGCCTGATAGCCCATCTCGAAGCCTACAAGCAGACCCTGCCGGAAAAGGCTGCCGCCCTGCGTGAACGCACTGCGGACCACCTCCGCTACGCTGCGCAGCCCGGCTTTGACCGCTCCCTGCTGAATGACGGGCAGCAGACATCCCACGTCTCCGTTTCCACCCGCACCGACGCGGACGCCGCCTTCGCCGTGGCAAACGGCGAACAGGTCGCCTTCATCGAGTTCGGTGCCGGCGTTCACTACAACGGCAGCGCGGGCGCGTCTCCCCATCCCCGAGGAACCGACATGGGTCTCACCATCGGTTCCTACGGCAAGGGGCACGGCAGGCAGCAGGCCTGGGTATATCCGGACGGCAGCGAGTGGAAGGTCACCCACGGCACCCCCGCCACTATGCCCATGTACCACGCCATGCTGGATGTGGAGGGCGAAGTGCCGCAACTCGCCACGGAGGTATTCAGCCGATGACAGACATCGAAAACCAAGTCTTCACAAGGGTGAAGCAGGCAGTCACCGCTGTCTACTCCGGCGCCTTTGTCTCCGGCACGACGGTGGATGCCCCGCCCCAGTTTCCCTGCGTATACGTGGTCGAGAGGAGCAACACCTCCCTGCGCTCCACGCAGGATTCATCCTCCACGGATAACCATTCCGTGCTCATGTATCAGGTCGATATCTACTCCGCCAAGGTCAACGGCAAGAAAGCCGAAGCCAAGGCCATAGGGCAGATAGTTGACGGGGTGTTCGTGAATCTCGGTTTCACCCGCGCCATGTTCGAGCCCACTGACAACGCCGATACATCCATCTACAGAATCACCGCCCGCTATAACGCTATAGTGGACAAGAATGAAAGAATCTACAGGAGGTAACCGTTATGGCTATTTCTACCTATAAAGTATTCCTCATGTACAAGGCAACCTCTAATGCCGAGTATTCAAAACTGCTGGATATCACCAGCTTCAGCGACCTGATGGGCTCCCCTCAGCAGCTCGATACCACCACGCTGTCTGACTACATGCACACCTACATCGCCGGTATCAAGGACTCCGAAGCCCTGAAGTTCGGCGCCAACTACGACAAAACCGTTTTTAACACCATCAACGGCATGGAAGGCACAGTGTATGACTTTGCAGTATGGTTTGGCGGCACCTTCTCCGCTGATACCGGCGCGGTTACTCCCACCGGCGCGGAAGGCAAGTTCTCCTGCAAGGGTACCGTCTCCGCCGCAGTCAACGGCGGCGGTGTAAACGAGGTCATCGGCATGGAAGTCACCGTAACTCCTTCCACCACCCTCGCGTTCAGCGCATCCTGATGACACTTAAAGGCAGGGCGGCAAGCCCGTCCTGCCTCCACACATATTTCTCTCACACAGAAAGGAAGGTATGACTCATGGCAGACAAGGCAGTAACCATAACTTATAAAGGCAAAGACTACACACTTGAATTTTCCCGCGCAGTGGTTCAGACAATGGAAAGGGCGCAGTTCTCTCTGGACAATCTGTCCACCTATCCCAACGTGACCATTCCCGCCCTCGTGGAAGGCGCGTTCCGCATGCACCATCCCACCATCAAAAAATCACTCGTGGATGAGATATTCAACGCTATCCCCCAGAAGTCCGACTTCGTGCTCAAGCTTGCCCAGCTCTACAACGAGCCCGGTAACGCCCTCATGGCGGAGCCCGAAGAGGGTAACGAGGGAAACGTGATCTGGACGGCAAACTGGTAAGCGAGGAGTCTCCGTCCGATACCGATGGGGAGGAGACCTTCGACGTCACCTCCCCATATGTTTTATCTCGCTTGTTTGAACGGGAAGAACCCGCGTACATTGCCCTCGGCATGACCCACGACGAGTACTGGAACGGCCCCGCGAACCTGCCCCGCGTCTACCGCAAGGCAGAAGAGCTCCGCCGCGAAAAGGTAAACTCCCAGTTGTGGATTCAGGGCATGTATTTCTACGAGGCCCTGTGTGATGCCTCCCCGCTTTTCCGGTCCTTCGGCAAAGGCAAGGTGAGCGCGCATCCCTACGCCAAGGAACCCTACGACATCTACGGCACCAAGGCGCGCAAGACCGCGAAACGCACCAAGCGAAAGACCGAAAAAGACAACATGGAGAAAGGCCTTGCCTATATGCACAAGTTTATGGCTGCCTTCAACAACCGTATAAAGGGAGGTGACAAGAGTGCCGACAATTGACCAGCTTGACATCAAAATCACGTCAAGCACAGACTCGGCAAACAAATCCATAGCCGATCTTCAGAGCTCCCTCGCGAAGCTGAACGCCGCCATGAGCGGCATGAACACCGCCGGCAACACCGTCGTCAGCGCCATGCAGCGCATGGGCAACGCTGTCACGAAGCTGCAGCAGGGGCTCAATTCCTTCAACGTCTCCGGCGTAATATCCAAGCTTGAAGAATTTTCACGCGGCCTCAACACAATACAGATATCGTCCAATCTGGGGCGCAATCTGTCAAATCTCGCAGGTGGCATCAAGTCCCTGAACAGTCAGCTTGGCGGTAATTTCCAGGGCCTCGCCTCCGTAGGCGACGCGCTGAAACCGCTCAGCAATATAGAAACCGATGGCAGCGTTACAAAACTTGTGGCTGCTATCAAAAAATTGCCGGAGGCAATGTCCAAACTCAATGAAGCGGACACAGGCCTGTTCCGGCAGAAAGTCAGCGAGTTGACGCCTGCTCTGCAGGAAATGAGCACGGCAGTTGCGACAGGCGTGGATTTTACCAGCCTGAACAAAATGATTTCAGGCATCAAAAAACTGCCCGATGCTATCAGTAAACTCAATGCGGCTGACGTGGGTACATTCCGGCAGAGAGTCAGTGAGCTGACACCCGCCTTGGAGGAAATGAACACCGCTGCCGCAACAGCCAACGCAAACCTTACCGGCATAGGGCAGAACATCCGCTCCGTCGCCAGCGCCACAAGGGCCTTGAACAACTCTGGCAGCGGCAGTAGCGGCAGCAGTGGCGGTCTCACCCGCGCGTTAGGATTAGGTGTCTCCATAGTGATGCTCCGCCGCGTGGCGCACGGTCTCGCCAACGTCATTGACCTGTCCAACAAATATCAGGAAGACCTGAACCTCTTCACTGCGGCTTTGGGCAAGTACGCGGGCGAAGCCAAGGAATACGCGGAAACCGTCTCCACGGTAATGGGTATCGACCCCGCCGAATGGCTCCGCGCGCAGGGCGTGTTCCAGACCCTTATCACCGGCTTCGGCGTAGTCAATGACCGCGCCATCGTAATGAGCCGCAACCTCACCCAGTTGGGCTACGACATCTCTTCTTATTTCAACATCTCCGTTTCCGAAGCGATGACGAAGCTGCAGTCCGGTATCAGCGGCGAACTCGAACCCTTAAGACGTTTAGGCTTTGACCTTTCAGAAGCAAGGCTGAAAGCACTGGCATTATCCAAAGGCATCGATGAAACCTACAGCAAGATGACCCAGGCGGAGAAATCCCAGCTTCGCTACGAAGCCATTATGAATCAGGTCACCGTGGCACAGGGCGACATGGCGCGTACGCTCGACGCCCCCGCGAACCAGCTCCGCATCCTTCAGGCGCAGGTCACACAGGCGGGTCGTGCGCTTGGTAACATCTTCATCCCCATGCTGAACGCAATCCTGCCCGTGGCCACAGCGGTGGTCAAGGGCATCCGCGCCATTGCGGACGCCATAGCCTCCCTCTTCGGTTTCACCCTTACAGAGGTTGACTACTCCGGCATAACCGACGCCACCGACAGCACCGACAGTCTCTCCGATTCTCTCTCGGACGCCACCGGCAGCGCCAAGGGCCTGCAGAAGCAACTCATGAAGTTCGATGAGATCAACCAGTTCAACGACACTTCATCCGGCGGAGGCGGCGGTTCATCCGCAGCCGCGTCCGGCTCCCAGTGGGAATGGGAACTGTCTGATTACGATTTCCTCGGCACCGCCATCAACAGCAAGGTGGACGCGGTCTACGCCAAGATTAAGCCCGTTGTCGATTGGATCATAGATAACCTCACCAACGTGAAAGGTATTGCTCTGGCAGTCGGAGCCGCGTTCACAGGATGGGTTATAAGCAGCGAAATACTCAACGGTCTCCGCAAGGTCGCGGGTTTTGGCGTTCAGATCAAAACTCTGTTCGCGGGTATCTTCACGACAGGCGCCACGGTTGCCCTGACTATACATTTCGAGAAGGAATTTCTCGATACGGGCAAAATGACGAGTTTCGGTAAACAGATTCTGTCAACCGCGTTAGGCAGCACATTGGCGGGAGCTCTTTTGAGCACTGTCACGTCTAAACTGTTCCCCGGTATGAGTAAAGGCAACGCCATCGCTCTGGGCAGCAGCGTAGTGCTGGGTGTCAGCGGCGTCGCAACCCTTTTTGTCGCGGTAGACGACGCGATGGAGCAGGGCTGGAATTACAAGAACATAGCTGAAACTCTGACCGGTTATTTTGAAACGGCAATGGCCGGCGCCGTTGGTTTCAAGGCACTCGGCAAGGATGCCAAATCCGGCTTCGGTTTAGGTCTCAGTGTTGCGGGTGTGGTAACATTGACTGCCACTGCCAGTGACGTAATGGCTGAAGGATGGAACAAAAAGAATTTTGTGAGCTCCCTGCTCGGCACCTTCTCCACAGTTACAGGTATGGCAGCCGCCGCTCCCGCGTTCCGAATCAGCGCAGGCAAGGGCGCCGCTCTCGGTCTGGCTGTGGCGGGTGTTGCCACTCTCAGTGCGAGTGTGGCAAGCGAGATGAAGGAAGGCTGCACAAAGGAAAGTATAATCGGCGCTCTTGCCGGTACTTTCGCGACAGTCACGGGTGTAGCGGTATTTGCCCCCGCAATCGGACTCACCACTTCACAGGGAACGGGCTTAGGTCTTGAAGTCGCCGCCGTCGCAACTCTGGCGTCAGTAGTCGTGGACGAGGCTGAAAACGGCATAAACGAAACCACCATCAAAAACGGAGTCATCGGCATCCTCGAAGCGACCAGCGGCGCGTTCCTGCTGTCCGGCGGCAACCTCTTCATAACTCTCGCGGCATTGGGCATCAGCACCGCCGTTCAGTTGGGCGCCATCGCCATCAACTACAGCAAGCGGCAGCTCACCGTACACGCCAACCACACCGCCGACGAAATCCGCGAGGTGGCAAACAACATCTTTTCCGCCATCACCGCCGACGCCAACATCACCTTAGAACCCCAGATAACCAACGTGGAGCAGGCAGCCGCCCAGTTCAACGAAGCCGCAAAAGACTTCAAGGATATCAGTGTTCCCGTGAATCTCACGCCAGAAAGCGCGGATGACATCCTCGCAAAACTGAACGGCTTAATCAAATCCGCAAACGCGCTTGAGGATGCCGAAAAGGCGAAGCTGCAGGCGTTCATCGAAATATCTCCCGTCGGCAGTCTTACCGGCGAGAATAACGATCTCACCAAACTGCTGACCGGCGGAGTGATAACCAGTGACCTCGAAGCCGCAGGCAAGGGTCTGTCCGATGCCCTTCAGAAGGGCATGAAGGACGGTTGGACGGAAGGTCTTACCGAGCTCTACAACATGTACCGCAATGACATCCTCGTACTGACCAGTTCGCTTGACAGCGCGGAAGTACAGGGCACCGCGAAGGCGGGCATGGCGGGCATCATGCGTGAGCTCAAGGGTAAGGATTATACCTCCGTGGACATAGACAATGTCGTCACGGAGCTCAAAACCCTCGAAAACGAAACCCGTTCCTCACTGGGCAAGACCTATGACACACAGCGCACACAGGCATATACCCGTCTCGCCGATTACGAGAACAAGTCAAAGCAGTGGGCGGAACTCGCAAAGCGGGATGGCATCAGTGATGAAGAGCGCAAGCATTACGAGGAGAAATCTGCTGAATTTGCCAAGTATGCGTCTGAACTGGCTGCAGAGCTCGACAAATGGGACAAGGACACCTGGGTAAGCGATGCCATAAAGGAACTGTTCGGTGACACCTACAAGGAACTCGAACAGATGCGCATTGACAAGGGTATCTCCGAACTCGGTTTGTTCAATTTCAGCCAGCTTGACAGCAGCACATCCTTGCAAATCAAGTCATGGGCAGGGGATACCCCCGAGCAGACCTCTTCACAGATACTCAAAGCCCTGAATGCCGCCATAGGCGCAGACCTCAACAGTGATGCTTACAAGCTCATCAGTGAAATACCGGATAACTTCTATGCACAGCTTGCCGCACGTTACGACGCGGAAACGCTCAACAAAACCCTCCACGATCTGGGCATCACCTTCCCCGGACAGTCAACTGCCGGCGGAACATCGGAATCAATTACTGCTGTTTCGAGCAAAATCGCGCTCGAGGCCATCGACAAATACGATTTTGAGCGAAGCGTCAAACAGGGAATGGCGGAATCCGATGCCAAATCCTTCGTCGAAAAAGCCCTTGAGGCTGCTTTCGGCGACAACAAACCCGGCAAGGCAACTCCCGAACTCGTCGAAGCCCTTAAACAGCTTTACGACGGCGACGGCAGTTATATCGAAAACGCGCTTGAACAGTTGGGTGTGGAAATTTTGAAGATAGACACATCTTCCGAGCAGTTCAAAGCGAGTGCGGATGTATTCCAGAGCGCGGGCAACACGATAAAATCCGGCGCCAACTCCTTCGGCTCCGACGTCAGCGAGTTTGATTCCACAGTTGCTTCCATGAAAAAATGGATTGAGAGCAAGCTCGCAAAGCCCACCTCCACCAACACCGGTGACGGCGACGACCCGCCTCCCGTTGAGACCCACGCCTCAGGCGGTTACCCCGCGTCAGGCTCCCTCTTCATCGCCGGCGAAGCCGGACCCGAGCTCGTCGGTAAAATCGGAAACAAGACCGCCGTCGTCAACGACGAGCAGATCGCAATGACCCTCTCCCGCCAGATGGGCGGCGCGGGCGGAATCGACGAAGCCGCACTCGCCACCGCCATCGTGAGCGCCCTGCAGTCGGCGGGCATGGGCGCGGTCTATCTGGACGGACAACAGCTTGCCCGCTCCATCAACCGCGAGACCCAGCGCACCGGCCGCTCCGCGATAATGATTTAAGCGAGGTACTGCTATGAGTACACCTGCCTACGCGCAGGCATCCCGCGCCCTCACTCTCTCCGGGGTAGTCACCCGGAGAGACGGGGTGCAGGTATACCTGAACATGTCCAACATCGTATCCTACACCGTCAACGATTCCATCTCAAGCAGCGGTATCGCCATCGGCGCGGTATGCTCCGCCAGCTATTCCCTGTCCTTCCGAAACCCCGCCCACGCCTACACGCCCACCCAGTTTGACGGCGCCGAGGTTCATATGTACTTGACCAAAGACAACGCCACCAACACCGTGGATTTCGGCGTATGGTACGTTGACACCTCCACCATGTCGGAGCAGTCTGTCACCATCGACCTCTCCGGCGCGGACGCCCTCAAGACCCGCTTCAACGCCGAATGGAAGGATGCAAAGGGCAGTTACCCCTGCACCATCGGCAGCATATTCACCGCCCTCGTCAGGGCGTCAGGTCTCATGACCGACACTCTGTCCTTCCCAAACTCCACCGTCAGCGTTTCTAAACTGCCCACATGGGGCGACAACTGCACCCTGCGTCAGGCACTCGGCTACGTCGCAGCCTGCGCGGGCGGATTTGCCCACGTCAATCGCAAGGGTAAAATAGAAATTCTGACCTACCACAACCGCGCGGTATGGGATATAGGACCGGACTTCTACACGTCTTTCTCCCTGACCGGCGGACAGGCATTCGATTTCAACTGCCTGCAGGTGAAGGGCGCCAAGGATAAAAAGTACACCAGCTACAAGGTGGACACCTCCATCACGGACAACTCCACCAACTGCATACAGATAACGGATAACCCGCTCTACACCAGCGCGATAGCCACCACGGTCAAAACCAATCTCGCCCTCGTGCCTCACCTCGAGACCGGCGACGTATCATGGATAGGCGACCCCAACATCAAGGTCGGCGATCTCTACAACATCACCGATACAAACAACGTGACCCACACAATAATGGTGCTCTCCCAGCGGTTCAGCTTCGACGGCGGCTTGTCCGTCTCCGAATCCTGCACCCTGCCGTCTATCAATGAACCCGGCGACAGTTACTCAACTGTAGGCACCATCTTTGATTCCAACGGCAACATCTCCGCAACCCGCATAACCGGCATGGACACCTCTGTCGTCAACGCCACCTACGCGCACTTCAACTCCCTCACAGCGGGTGATATAAAGACCGACACGCTGACCGCCGCGCTTATCGACGCGCTGAAGCTCCGCGCCCAGCAGATAGAGGCAGGGGAGGTCACCACAGATTCGCTCACCGCCACCATCGCCAGCATCGTCAACGCCACCGTGCAGAACCTCTCCGCAGGCTCCGTCACGGCAGACACACTGCAGGCGGGCTTTGCGGATATCATCGCGCTTAAGGCCCTGGACATCACCGCCTCCAATATCAACACCGACCTTTTAGGCGCCCAGCTTGCGAGGATCGGCGTTCTCACGGCAGGCAGCGCGGAGTTTGACAAGGCAACTGTAAAGCACCTCATCGCGAACCTGCTGAACGTGGAAGACATGGTCGGCGGTAAGGTCGCTATAAGCAACCTCGCCGTTGACTATGCCAGCATGGTCACCGCATATGTGGGCAACCTGTGCGTGAAGGGCAAGGACGGAAAATTCTATAAGCTCTCCGTTGACAGCGAGGGCGGCGTGCATCCGGAGCTTGTCACGGTGACGGATGAGGAAGCCGCCGCGGGACAGACGGAAGCCGGGCAGCCGATAATTGAATCACAGATGACGGTTTCCGACCTGACCGCGACATCGCTCAAGGCGCTCGAAGCCCTCATCACGAAGCTGAACGCAGTCACCGTTGACGCGGACACGCTGATAGCGAGGCAGGCGTTTATTGACAAGCTGAAGACGTTGCAAATTATAGGCGATAAGACACTTCAGTTCCAACTGCAAACTGCGAATAACGTTAGCCGATACATGACGTTTGATGATGATACCGGGCTTGTCCAACGAGTTCCTGACAAGGTCTATTATACCCGTGTAGGGAATGACGGATTCTACGTCATGAGTGACGAGGAATACAGACCCATCGCCAAGATGACCGCAGTTGACGGCATTACCGCGCAGCGTTTAACATTGGGTTCTATCCGCTGCAAGGCTACTTCAAAAGGTGGTTGGGTATGGCAGAATATCGAGGAGGATGACGGATAAATGGCGACAACATATAGCAATAAGACATACATTACAGCAGATGAATCTAAAGGTTCATACGTTGAGTTTAACGTGATTCCTGCTAACGCATTCAGCGGCGCAAGTTTCACAATTGGCGACACTATAACCATTGAAGGGCGTGCAATAAATCGTCTTAACACCACAGGGAGCATCGAAATCGCAATCAGAAAACCGTCACAGTTGAACAACGGTTTATATGGATTTGGAGCTGTTAGTGTATCTGCATCCAAAGGCAGCAGTTTTACGTTTACCATAAATCACACGATTACTTCCGCTGACATTGACAATGCGTTTGGTACAGGCACGGCAAGACCGATTACAAATCGCATGTATAGTTTTCAGTCAATGTTT